CTAATCGTTCTTGTTTACTTAATTTAGTTGGTTTGCTAGAAGCTGAAGTGTATGCTTCAAATATCATTTGAGGATCTTTTTTTTCTGCAATAAGACCATCCTCTAATTTTTTAATTTCTGATTTTAAAGTTCTTTCAAGTTCCGCGTTCTTAACAATATTATTTTTTTGAACTTGAGTTAAACCTAAATTATTATCTAATGCATATTGTAAATCTTGCGTAAGATTTGGTGACATTTTATTTAGTTCTGTTTTAAGCACAACATATCTATTAGCTGCTGTTCCATCCATTGAAGAATTAATAAAATCACTTTTCATTGGATCGGATAATTGTGAATTAATTGTCGTAAGTTCACCTCTCTCTACCTTAGAGGGTATTCTAACAACAACTGGTTCGTTACCTGGAATAACTGGTTCTAATTGTTCTGGTGCTTTAACACCTGTTGCTTGTTCAGCAAATTCTTTAGCTATTTTTTCTCTACCTCTACCTAATAAATTAGAAAAGTATCGAAAGGCCTCAAGAAATTTTTCTTTACTTTTTTTATCTTTTAAAATTATGTCAATAGTTTTTGCCATTAATAATAAACCTTTTTTCTGGGTTGAGTTTTTTCATCTACATAGTCCTCCGGGTGGGTTATTAATCCGCCCTGCCTAAATCGCATGATCGCTTGTGTAGTCGAATCAACAAGGTCATCATGATCACCATATGGAAACGCTGCACACTCTTCAATTACTTCTTCTGCAAATTTTTTATCTGGTGCCCATATCATACCAGACTCAAAAAGCGGTGCGCAAGCATTTACTCTAACATGCTTATCATTTCCTCTGCTAGGTGTAAAGTTAACAACTGGTATATCCATCTGCCTCAATTCATAGGTCAGAGGCAATCCTGAAGCCTTTGCTTCTACGATTACCGTCTCTGGATACCAATACTTGTATTGCTCCAAAGCTAATCTACGTAGTTCTGGAAACTCATATCTACCCTTTATAGCATCAAGAAGTATTAAATTAGCCGCTGAGTCTTCTGTTGGGTAAAATACCCCCCACGTTGTAATGGCAGAATAATCGGCAGTTTCTTTTTTCATGAAAGCCGTATCGTAAGATTGTATCACATGTTGAAGAGGTGGTATAGTATCTTCTGTATATTTTCTCCACCACTCACGTTTAAGTATTGCACCCTCTTCTGACGTTGGGTTCTGCATCCACTGTGCATTCCATTTGCCAACAGGTAGAGTTGCTTTTACTTTTTCTAACTCATCTAGCTTCCAATACTCTGGCCATACTGGTGCAGCCTTATCTGTTCCTTGGTCCATGATTGCTGGAAATTCGACCACGTGCCACTGATCAGACTTAGGTTCTTTTTGTTTTGATAGTAAAATTCCTGTTAGATCTTTAGTAGACCAACGAGTCATAACCAAAATGATTTTACCACCTGGCTGAAGTCTTTGTCGTGGTCCTGATGTATACCACTCATAAGCATTCTCTAACGCAGTAGATGACATTGCATCTTGCTCAGAATGTGGATCATCAATTATTAAAAGGTCAGCACCCCGTCCGGTGATGGCACCGCCGACACCAGCTGCAAAATATTCTCCGCCTTGTGCTGTTTCCCACCTACCGGCTGCTTGAGAATCTTCTTGTAACTTTGTAACAAATATTTTTTTATATTCTTCACTGTCAATCATGTGCTTGGCTTTACGGCCAAACCTAATTGCAAGTTCTCCTGTGTGGGTTGCTTGAATGATCTTGAGTTTTGGATTACGGCCCACCATCCACGCTGGTAATAAGTGAGAGGCAAATTCAGATTTAGTATGCCTAGGTGGCATATTAATAATTAATCTATTTATTTCACCGGTTGCTAGTTGGTTAAATTTTTTTGCAATATGTCTGTGGTGTGAACCTTCAATGAACTCAGGCCATACACACTTAACAAAGGACATGAAGTCATCTTTAGCTTTGGCTTGTATCTTTTTTTCTGCGTACATTACCTGCAGTGTTAAGAAGTCTTTTTTAACGTCTGAGGGAAGTTTACTTATGTCTACTTTATTTAAATCCATAAAAAAATTTTTAAAATTTTTTGCACCCTTATAAGATGTTTAATAAGTTTTTAGCACCCTTGTCTGTCTAAATCAATGTATACATAGTAAACTATTGGGACCCCTATTTATATAAGGGTTAGTCGGGTCCTTGGTCCGTAGCTATATTGGGATTGGGTGTGGTACCTCTATTGAGTGGACCGGCGCCCCGAAGGGGCGCGTGACATATATGTCACTGTTGCTCTATGGTTACAGTACCATGAGCCATGACCCCCGGAGGGGGCGCACAACCTGTGCTTGTTAGTCTACTAATACTCTGTATGCTTTGGGATTAAGTCTGCTAAACTTGTCAATCTTCTTTTGCATGTTTTCGTAGTAGTCATCATTCTCTGTCTCTTGTGCAATTATCTCATCATTTCTAATACCCATGTATAACTTATGCTCCTCCTCAGTTAGGTAGATGCTTTCACCACTGAACGGATTAGTTGTTTTTATTTTATTTATGTCGTTCATTAGTATCCTTTCGTTGTTAATGGGACTATCCTACATTAGTAGGGTAGTCCCGTCAAGTGTTATTGAAACTTTCCCTTAGCATCTAAGACCGCATATACACCAGCATCAACTAGTTGTTTATATGCACCCTTACGAGTTTTTTTTAGACCTGTGAAATAACGTGCTAGAGTTCTAACAGTAGTACCTTTTCTAGGGTCACACATTAGCAAACCACTTCGTACCTCACTTCTTAAACCAATCAGAGACATACTGATTTGGAAGTTGCCTCGGTCTTTGTCATTATTAAATCTTATTGTTGTCATTGTATCCTTTCGTTGGTTAATCATGGTCCTATTATATCCCATAGGCTGATGCTGTCAACCCTATTAATAATTAATAGTTAGCTGTTAATAGTCACTAGTCCTATTATATCCTATATTCTAGGATATGTCAAGTGTAATAATAAAGTATTATTACTGCACCGATAAACCCTATTACGAGTTCAACCATTAGTTTAACCCCCCTTCATATGTAATCTTTACACCACCAGTTGCGGTTCTGTATCCATTAGCATCTACATCAAAGTAAGTCATACAAGGTTTCATATCCTTGCTAGTCCATTCCTTACAATCTTTAGTCCATGTTCCTAGTCTCGTTATAAACTTAGAATGTTTGTTTGCATAGTATGTTATGTAAAACTTCTTATTCATCTGTATATCCTTTCATTAGTTATAGGACTATCTTATATGGGATAGTCCTATATGTCAAGTCTTTAGTTAACAGCTATTTGCAATAACTGTTCAGGTATAGGCAGTTTAATTCCTGCTTTATTCATTTGGTCTGATAGTGCTTTCACAACTGATTTTATATCTGCACCTGTGTGTATTATTAATGCACCTGTCTCTTCCATAGCTTGAAGAGAATTATAGACAGCATGATTTTTCTGTATGTGCTTCTTAGCTTCTTGATAACAAACTTCATCTAGCTTAGAAGTATAGTAAGCCACAGTATCTTCTTTAGTTTTAAAGTTATTAAAACCTGTTTCCCACTTCCTAGCCTTGTCAAAGTGATTAAGTTTCCTTGCCAATTCATCAGATAGATCTTCACATTCTCTATACAGTTGGTTCTCAGTTGCTTGCATAGTTTGTTTAAAGTCATGGTATTTTTTGCTTGCTACCTCAACTTTTTTTAACAGCTTCTCAACACCTAGTTTTTTGGCAAAGTGTGGTTTTTGTTTCTCTGCTAGTTTGTTTGCTTCGATTGATATTTCTGTATCAACAATCTCGCTTCTGTCTGAGAACTTAGATTTATTTAATTCTTTTAAAAAATCCTGTTCTGCCTGTCTCATTGGTTTCATGTTTCTGTATCCTTTATTAGTTATTATTAATTATCCTATAATATCCTATTGACATGGTGATTGTCAAGTGCTATATTAACAATATGAAAAACAAAACAATTAAAGACCCATTTGGTTTTAACAAAGCCATAAATTACGACAAACTAAATGACCCTAAGATA